AAATACTGGAATCGTATTCGTTCAAAATCCCACCCTTACGAGACTTACATGCCATATTCTTTTTATGGTTCGATTTCTCCTGGAAATTCTACCGAAGATCAAATCAAAGACCATTTCGAATGGATTGACGAAAAAGCACGCAAGATGGACATTGGCAATCATCCCGGATTTTTTCACGCACCCAAAGATTATCGTCACGCCATTGACCGTCGTAAAAAAGCACAAGTTCGCAATGCCTTGCAGAAAATAAACCTTGGCGATTACGATACGATTATCCCTACTCACAAACGAGATGCAGATTGGTTGTATTTTTAAATTGACACTAGATTTTTTATAAGGTATTCTATGAGCTATGAATGAAGTACATTATAGCAGTGCATCAAATGAGTGGCAGACACCGCCAGAGTTTTTCAAAAAATATGATGACAAGTATCATTTTGAACTGGACGCTGCGGCTACCGATGAGAATGCTTTATGTAAGAAGTATTTCACGGAAAAAGACAACGCATTAGTCCAAGATTGGTCTATGTATAAGACGGTATGGATGAATCCTCCGTACGGAAGAATCCTTGGCAAATTTGTCAAGAAAGCATATGAAGAGAGTTTAAAGGGAGTTACGGTAGTTTGTTTGGTACCCTCTAGGACTTGTACTACATATTGGCATAATTACTGTATGAAAGGTGATATTTATCTAATTAAAGGAAGATTGAAATTTGTGAATCGGGCACTTCCTTCTTGGAGAGCCGATGGAAATTTTAAAAGAACTCCTGCTCCATTTCCAAGTGCCGTTATTATTTTTAATGCGTTTGGGAATAATAAACGAATATGTGAAAGTTATTTTCAATAAAACAATTATGACTAACGAAGAAAAATTCAAAGCGATTGTAGAGCGTTCAAAGACACAAAAGGTTATGTTAGAGGAATCGATGATTTCTATGATGGTAATCATTTGCTATATGAATGAGTTAGAGAAGGCTGGCATTATGGAATCTGGCATAGCAGTAAATCAATCTGGAAAAGATATTTATGCTATTTGTCAAGAGTTTGATTGGAAACCTTCAAACGATGACATCATTGGTTTTGTGGTAGGAATGCCAGGTATGGTTGAGAAACATGAACAAGCAGCTTTGGCATATCTTCTCAAACAGTATCGGGACGATCCGAAAGGATTGCTTGACGAGTTCAAGAAATCTAGTAGCGAAGGCAGTTAGTAGTATATTTATACTCATAGTAAGCCGACTTAGACCAATGGCAGGAGTCGTTCCTCTCAGAAGGGAAAATGTACCAGTTCGAATCTGGTAGTCGGCACCACTTTTATGAGTAATGAAATCAAATCGTTAAAGTCACCAAAACCCAAAGCACCTGCTTTGTGGTCAATGTTTTTGGATGCGACCGATCCTCCGTCCTTTTCATATTCCCGTATCGTAGGGTTTATTGTTATCATTACATTCATGGCAATGACGGCATATTTGTCATTATCCACTGGGGTTCTGGTTATTCCACCAAAAGAATGGGTGTATATCCTCGTGGCATTCAGTTTGATGAAACCAGTTCAGAGATTTGCTGAGTCCAAAGATAATGAAGCACAGTTGAATTACGATTTCCAGATGGCACAACTCTCTATGGGACAGATTCCTACTCCAATTGTCGTAAAAGAAGTTGAGAAAAAGGTTGACATTGTACCTCCAGTATCGTAATCTCTTCATAGTTCTTTGAATTTGTCGTACACGATTCTACGCTGGCGTCAAAGTCCCTTTCGTGCTTAACGGTGGTATATAGCCTTGGGTTCCACCATTTGATGTTAGAGGAAATTCGACTCTGCATAGCAGCCGCCTGGGAGGATGAAATCACGTCTCTGACGCTCCGCAAGGATAATCATCCGTTAATACCACAAGGTAGCAGTAATCCTAAAGTATCCGAGTCTAGTGCTAGACGTTAAAAGGATAAGGTTGGAGCAGCAGTTCTTAACGAACTGCCAGTATGAAAATACTGAGAAAAATGTAGAAATAGAACAAAACGTCGGTTACATGTGGCGACGATATATGAGATAGTTTCCCGATTGGAGGATTCCTTAAGGGCTATCTCAAACTTTTTTATGGGGCCATCGATCAACGGTAGGTCGGTTCACTCGCACTGAACAGATAAGGGTTCGATTCCCTTTGGCTCCACCAAATACTTCTTGACATTCTCAACTGATAGTGTATCATCCAATCATGATTTATTGGTTAATCGGTCAACCAGCATCGGGAAAAACCACTCTTGCCAAATTACTGGCAGAGCGGTTGCGGAATAAAGGTTATCGCCTTCTCCATCTTGATGGTGATGAACTCAGAAAAATTTTTGGGAATGACAAGGGATACACACCAGAAACATTCACCAAAGAATATCGGATTGAACAGACCCGAGTATTGCAGAAGTTGACGAGACTCGTTTGTTCACAGGGTATCGTTGTCATTGTATCTACGGTGAATCCATATCGTGATGTCCGAGAAGAGTTCAAAAACGATGGCACCGGCACTGTGGTTGAAATTCTTGTTCATAAAACAGATACTCGTGAGAGAGAAAGTTTCAACGTGGCAGATTTTGAGATACCGCTTTCCAATTTTATCAGTGTCAACACAACCGGAAAAACACCAGAAGAATCACTAAAAGAATTATGTCAAAATCTAGCAATATAACTGAACTTGTAGTACGTGGATACCCAGTCAAGATTTTTCCCAATGGGATAATCAAAGTAGATGCCACTAAAAGTAAAGTTATTACTCGTGAATACGCCAATCAGTTGGCGGTAAACATAACGAAATATCTCCACGATGAAGGATTTACAAAACAACCGGGAGACACCGTTGATAAACTATGAAAGACACCATACATAAACCTCGTCTTGGAATATACGCCGGAAGTTTCGACCCATTTCACATCGGGCATTTGGACGTTGTGAAACAGGCGGCAGAGGTATTTGACAAGGTTCTTGTTGCCAAAGGCATCAACCCCGAGAAAGATACCCGTGACACTTATCCAGTGCCGTTACATTTTCTAAACGACATGGGTATTTACGTCCGAAACTTTGATGGACTCTTGGTTGAGTTAATCAAGGAATGTGAGAAGGAATTCAATGTCACTCTCGTCCGTGGACTCCGTAGCGGTGCGGACCTTGACTACGAGCAGAATTTTGCTGCGTTCTTGCGAAATATGTATCCCAAAGTCAAAATCGTGGCATTTTATAGTGATCCACAATTTCGGCATATTAGTTCAACCGCTTTGCGTGGGATTAAGAAATTTTCAGATGCGGAGTACCGAAAATATGTCGTGGAAGATTGAAAAAATTGTAACGATTTTGGGGAAACCAATAACAATAACAATATCTAATAATGGAACCCCTGTACGGTGTGATTTTAGAAAAGCACTCAGAAAAAATTATACAGTAGGAGAATTCATGGTTTTGTATAATTATTTGTTAAATGAAGGTTTCTTTCCATATAATTCGGCGAGCGAGATTAAATCTGTTAAGAATGTCATCGGAGATTAAATACTATTTATAGACATGAATGAATATTCGTTGTATAATGAAGTAGTAATGGATCATTTTCTTAATCCTCGTAATGTGGGAGATTTGGAAAATGCTGATGGTATTGGAGAAGTGGGTGCTGCCGCTTGTGGTGACATAATGAAAGTTTCTATCAAAGTTAAAGATGGACGAATAGAAGATGCTAAATTCAAGACATTTGGATGTGGTTCTGCTGTAGCAGCATCAAGTATGGCAACGGAGTTAATTAAAGGAAGAACGCTGGAAGAATTAAAGAATTTTTCCAATCAAGAAGTCGTGAATGAATTGGGTGGATTGCCGCCAGTAAAAATTCATTGTTCAGTTTTGGCCGAAGAGGCGTTAAAGGCGGCACTTGAAGATTATTTCAAACGGCATCCCGAAAAAACTTCTTGACTTTTTCAGAATTCCTGCTATATTTATAGGCATACGGTAAGACAGTTAATTGCGGGGAAGTGTGATGGCTGCACATGACTCTCATAAGGTCAGGGACCAGTTCAATTCTGGCGACCGCAACCATTTTTGAAAGTTCTTTGTAATTTATTGCGGGTTAGAGTTCTGCTGAACTCCGATGTCTCATAAGCATTCGTCAGAAAGATTGGATTTCTTTACCCGCTACCAATTTAGATGCATACTGCAACCAAAAAATTTGCCTAATAAGCAAACCTAAATTCCGAAAGGGAGTCGTGCTGACTATAAAGGCGGCATCTAGTTTCTAAGTAAAGGGGTCGTCGTTCAACGGTAGGACGGCGGTTTTGCAAATCGTAAATAAGAGTTCAATTCTCTTCGGCTCCAGTTCGCATGATGATTATTGCCTCCACGTTGGCTGCGAATGGGTAGCTCTAAAAGTAATCAAGAAGAAGATTTGTGGTTCTTTTCCGTTTCTCTCCACTATGTATTGGTATGAAAACATTACTAATAACTTGCCACAAATGTTCAAAATCATTTCATATTCTAACAAAGGAGTATAATCGTCAAATTAGAAATGGACGGAAGTATTTTTTCTGTTCATTATCATGCTCGGCTTCGCAAACTATTCATACAAAAATAAAATCAAATTGTTTATTTTGTAATAACGAATTCGAAACAACTACTCATAAAAAATCACATAAATGTTGTAGTTTAGATTGTGCTCATAAACATGCCCAGTCATTTGTTAATACAATTCAGATATCTAAGTCACTTTTGGAATATAATAAACTTTATCCTCGCCAAAAAATATATCCTATTCAAAAAACATTTACGTGTGTTATATGTAAATCTACATTCACAAAAAATGTAAAACATAAAACCGAAACATATAAAGTATGTTCCAAACAGTGTTGTAGAGAATTTCTCAGACAAGCAGCGAGGGCTAATCCGAATTGTGGTGGTGATACAAACTATAAAAAATATAAATATAATGATATATGGATGGATTCGATGTGGGAAGTGGAACTTGCTAAGTGGATGGATAATAAAAACATAAAATGGGAGAGAAATAGAAAATTACATCAGTTTAAATGGACTGATGACGATGGAAATAAAAGGAGATATTATCCTGATTTTTATCTTCCATTATTCGATGTTTATCTCGATCCAAAAAACAAATATCTTATGAAGGTTGATGAAGATAAAATAACTCGGGTAATACAAGAAAATGGAATAATACTTCATTGGGGACTTTTACCAGATATTAAAAAAGAACTTGACATTTTATGTCAAGTGTGAGATAGTTATTGGTAGTAAGAGTACGGGGTCATAGCTCAATTGGTAGAGCAGTACGATGGCATCGTAAAGGTTGAGCGTTCGAGTCGCTTTGGCTCCACCAGTTTTAATTGAGAATTAGTATAATGGTTATTATGATCGGCTCTGACCCGAAAGACAAAGGTTCGATTCCTTTATTCTCAGCCAAATTTGAAGTAGCAGAAATACCGGAAATGTAAATCCGTCGTGTAAACACATCGGATAATCACGGGCAATAAGTAAGTATTTAAATATACCGAAGACCGTGACAGGTTGATTCGACCTAACGAGAATCTAGCGGTGACTGTGAATAGGTCTAGGTCTTAAAGTTTCATAAGACTACTTCATTTAACGGAAGGTAAACCACAAAGGTTTGTGGGATAGATTGGAAATCTATACGTGCCTTAAATGTGCATCAGAATCGTGCTCTGTGCCTTCCGCCAAATTTATGAAACCATCACGAGTAAATAAAGATTACTTAACTCCTGAAAAGCTTAAAGAAGCCGCTCAGAAAAGAAAGATGGAATATGTATCTCCGTGGGATAATATTTTTCCTCCACATATTCAAGAATGGATGGACAAACATCATCCATTAAGTGGTTCGGCACAATTTTGGCCGTTATGGTAGGTTAACCAGTCAGGGATTGGGACCGTTTCGAAAGCGGATCGCTCCCCTAAAAAGGGAGTGGGTTTCGAGTACTCAGCCTACCGCCAATTTCCCTTCGAAAAAAATCTTCTGTTAGGTCTTGACAAGTTTCATCGGTTGTGATAATCTCGTCGCCGATGTTAGAAAACAATCAACTCAAATAAAAGTTATGTATCCAATAGAACAATGGTTTTTAATCCTCGCATTATTCCTTCCCCGTCTTTCACTCTTCATTGCATATTGTAGTAATCAAATACCTTATAATAACATTCCATTTTTTGGTGATGCTATAATGGCATTTTTCATTCCACGCATTCTCATTCTCATTTACATCGGGACAAATCTTGGATGCGATAACGGATGGTTTGCCGCTCATCTTATTGCTTGTATCATTGCGATGACAACTAATGCCGCAATATGGCACGCCAAGCTTAACGAATAATGAAACCTCCAGAATCATTATTTCTAAAATGTAATTGTGGCTGCGGTGTTCTCGAAATAAATGTTGATGAGTTTATTGGAGAAGAACAGGAGTTTTACTTTGCCTCTTGGGTAAGTCCACATAATGGGACTAAGCCAATGTCCAAGAAGGAACGAATCCGATGGTGTGAGCATGTAATGAAGACGGGTAAACCGTGGGCAGATCACACTATCGTAACTAACAAAGATGCCGCACGGATCGTCGAGTTCCTAACCAAACATATAAAGACAAATGGAAAAAGTAGTAAAGTCTGAAAATACGGTCGCACCGGCAACGAGTGCGAATAACATTGACAATAAACCTATCCAAATTTCCTACGTGGTCGTTCGTGATGGGTTCAGAGTAGAGGATAGAGAGTATGAAACGCCAGACAATCCGTCAGCAATTTCCACCAAGGATTTCTGGACACGAGTATCTCAAAACCATTCGTGGGGAGAAAAGGTTGACATCGTTCAGTACGAATCCAAAAAGCATCGGGTGTGGTAAATAGTTGAGACATAATAAAATCATTCAAAGGCAAGCTTCGGCTTGCCTTTTTTATTTACTACTATAGAGTTGTTGATAGATATTTATTGATATGGTCAAACGAAAGCAGGCCAATCTAAAAGAGAACGAGACGTATATCATTCCATCTCCTAATGATGAAATGCGCCTCTTCATCGCCAAATTTAAGGTGGACATGATGGAACATATTATTTCATCGATCAAATTTGCGGTAGAGAATAAACTTCCCATCATCGAAATTTTCCAATTTAAAAACTCTTCTTTTGTGGTAACAATTGCGTCGAAGGAATTTGCTACTAATCTCGATCACATAGGTAAGTACTATAAAGAAAATGAAATCTATGAGCTATACCCGAGAGTGGAGCAGTTACAGAAAATCCTAAAGGATAACATACCTGATGAAAAAGAAAAACCGGATAAATCAAGCCCTGACAAACCCGAATCCTAATGAATCAGTTCCCAAACAAGATACCAGTCCAATAGTCCCCCAAAGATCTAAATTCAAAGGCTGCTTGAAAATATTCAAGCGAGAGTTGAATGATAAACAAAAAGAGTTTCTAAAACTCGCTTCTTCTAAAGAAACGAAAGTAATGTTTGTTTCCGGTCCTGCCGGTACAAGCAAAACATTCCTTGCAGTTTATCATGCTCTCACTATGATTAATGAGAAGCGGGTGAGCGACCTTGTTTATATCCGTAGTGCCGTGGAAAGTTCTGATGCCAAACTTGGATTCCTTCCCGGTGAAGCTAATGAAAAACTTCTTCCTTACATTCAACCATTATTGGATAAAATGTCAGAAATGTTGTTCAAGGCAGATATTGACGTTCTTATTAAAGAAGAACGTGTGACGGGCATTCCAGTGGGATTTCTACGTGGGTTGAATTGGAATGCGAAGGTGGTTATTGCTGACGAAGCTCAAAATATGACCTTCAAAGAACTTTTTACGCTCATTACACGCACCGGCGAGTTTACAAAAGTATTTATATTAGGTGATCCAGAGCAAAGTGATATAAATGGCAAGAGTGGTTTTATAAAAATGCTTGGACATTTTGATGATGAAGAGAGTCGTCAGAATGGAATCCACGTATTTCGATTCACTGAGGACGATATTGTTCGAAGTGGTCTTGTTAAATTCATCATAAAGAAGATAAAAAAAGCACTGTGACGCTATTTATACACATATGGCAAATAAACGTGTAAGCGAACTCGCTCCTATTACTGCATTAGCAGCATCCGATTTGTTTTTGGTGGCAGATGTAGATACTTTTGAAT